AACCTAAACTCTTTTTCCGCCGTGGCGTCCGCCGACGAAACAGCGGCAATTGTGGCCGATGCCTCAGAAACGATTTGCGCAGCGGCAGTAGAGGTAGAAGACGCGGCCAAGTTTGACGATGCGTCTAGAACCTTAATTGCGCTAGAGGAGGCCGAGGAGGTAGCGGCAATAGCAGCAACTCCGCCAGCGGTTCTAGCGCCCACCGCAGACGCGGACGACGCCGCAGCGATTGCCGAGACGCCCGCAGCTGTTCTCGCAGCTACGGCAGAGGCAGACGCACTAGCGCTTATCTGGGCGGCGGCATCCTTTACGGTGCCGTCGTACCCCCATAAGCGCGCGCCAAAATTGCCTGAGCCGTAGCCTGCCATATCTTAGTCTAGCGTAATGTCTAGATCGCCAGTCGGGATGCGGAAGACATCGCCGGTGTCGATTGCTTTAGCAACATTGAGCGCAGAGAATGCCAGCAAGTTGCCGCTGGATGACGCGTCAAAGACGCCGACATGGCTGACCGTTCCGTATGATCCGGTGGCTGTCGGAAACTCGACTGCGGCGGTGTTTGTCGCAGTGTTTCCACTCACAGAAAACGCCACAGACTGTCGGACATAGCCGCTGCCTGACACTTCCGTGCCGCCGCCGCCTTCGCCCGGTGCCGCTGTGTAAAGAGCAATAAACCAGCTGGTGGGACGTGTCGCTGTTCCGGTTGTGAACGCGAAATCCAAGATTTCAGTTTCTAGGTAATTGGTAAAGCTCATTGGCTCTTCTCCGATCCGATATATCTGTGGCGGTTATACACCATTGTACGTTTAATAGCCAGAGGCGCGCATTCTGAGACCAGATCTGGCAAACCTGTTCTCGTCTGACGACTTCTGAAGTGATTGCATTGCGGTTGAGTACAGAGAGGCCCACACTTGCGTCCGGGCGTCATCGTTTAGATACGGAGCCGACTGGACCAGCGACCCGTACAAATATGCGTCGGGGGCATCCCGCAACAGCCAGTTGTATGTGTTCGTGGCGCTAAGCTCGGGCGTTTTCCCGTAATACATGAGCTGCATTGTGTATTCAGTGTCCGGTGTGGGGAACACCTCCAACTCGTTGCCGGCGTTTGCGTAGAAACGTGGACGGCCGCTCTCATTGTTTGCGGCGGCGCGCAGCTGGATTAAATCGTCGGTTGACGTGGGCTCAATTCGGAACGTAGTGCCCGACGTGATGCTGAAACGTAAAGTCTCGAGCCAATCCTCCGGCGTCTGGATGTAGCGGCTGTCTAGAGTGGCGTCGGATCTTTGCACCATTTTGTAATGGCGCAAGTCCCGGTTGATGCTGGCCTCGGCCAGAGAGATAAAGTCTGGGATCACAGCGGTCAAGTCGTCTCTATTTAGCCAGCTGGCGATCGACGCCTTTAGCTCGTCATACGTTGAAATCGCCATTAGAGTGTACCTTCTCGAGTGCGAAACGCCCTATTCTCCGACTTGTTCAACCACTTCTTTAGGGCCTTTGGATCGTCAGCGACGCCTTGTTTCTTCAGCTCATAGTACACGGAAAGCGGAATGGACGCCACCTTCGCGTGGTCGCCAAATTTTCCAGACACATCGTTGTATGACCGCTTGTTTGCCTCGACGATTTTAGTGGCATCCTGAACCGTCTCCACGACAAATTCGCCGTTACCCATGACGTGCCAAAACCTAGTGATCCCGGTGTCGTCGTCGCGGCTGAAAAGTCTCTTCATTTTTACCCTCCAAGAGTAAATGGGGCGACCGAAGCCGCCCCACCGTTTTAGCTTACGTTCAAGTCAGCAATCAAACCGTGAGCTGCCTCATTAGACATTTTAACGCCGGTCTCGCAGATTAACATTTTTTTATCGGCGTCACCGGTCTTGGCAAGATCCACGGCCTGTATAGGTCGCAGTGTCGCGACTGATGCGTACTCAGGATCGAGGCACCATGCGTCACGCTCGCGGCTGAAGCGGTTAGGCACAACAGTCAATGAGCCAAAGTCGCTCAGATACACGTCAGCAGCACCGATGATGGTTGTGGGGCCATCTTTTGGAGCTTGGTAGCGCTGGGCGGCGATGCCGGCGAAGCCGGACACGACTGTCTTGTTGAAAGGGCCAACCATCAGGATGGATGGATTACCGCCGGATGTGTATGCCTTCTGCATCACGTCCTTGAGCATTGCCTCTGTGAAGTCACGCTGTGTGCCGTCGTTACGAGCGTCGGAACCGTCGACCGCAGTTGGGTTGGTGCCGTCGCCAGCTTTGTTGACGTTGGTTGATACCCACGCGCCCAGTCCAGCAGTCACACGACCAGCGCTAGAGGAGCCGGCAGAGCGAGCTGTGTTTCCAGTGTAGATTGTCTCTAAATCGCGACGTACTTCACGGCCGCGCTTTGCGAGTTGGTAGGCTATCTCATTATTTCGGCCGGCCAAATCTTGGAACTCGAGGTTGTCCGCGACGATCATAGTCCGGCGGCGGATTTGTGTGTAGTTACCGATGCGAACGGTCGGGGTTGTCGCGTCGAATGATGCAACGTCGTCGCCGTCGATTATTGGCGTGACAACTACGTCTGACAGGCTGTCTGTCTGCCATTCAAAGAATGTATTGGACACGTTTTCTGCGCCGACGTTAGAAGTGAAGGGCACTTCATCTGGCGCAATGTTTGAGATCACATTCGCAAGTGACTCACGAATGCCCTTAGCGTCAAAAGACGTAAAGGTGTTTGCAATGATAGTCATAGTATTATGCTCCTATAGCAATATAGCTTTTATGGCGGCCGCAGCGTCATTGACGCTACCAGTTTTCCGTGCGCGGTTTTGCGCTTCCTGTGCTGTAGAGACACGTTTAGGTTGTGACGCTCTGGAGCCCGATTTCAATGTCTTGGTGCGGGGCTTCTTCGGTTTAGCTTTAACCTCGTTGGCCCGCGTTTCTCCACGATCATATAGCATCGCTTTCCTCGCTAATTTCACAAGCGTTGCATTCGACATCCCGCTGACGTCTTGCTCGGTAAACCCTTCGTTGATTAGGAAGTCCCGTATCTGGGTTGCTTCCGTAGCCGCGACTTTGTTGTCGCGCCACTCGGGTATAATGTCGGGCAAGACATGGCGTTGCTGCTCCAAATAACTTTGCTGCATCTGCTGTTGTTTAGTCTGCGCAATTTGATGCATCCGTTGTTGTTCAGCTTGGACGGCCTGCAGTTGGGCTACGCGCCCCTCTTGCTGCTTCCGCCACTGACGTTCTGCCTTCGCTGCCATCACGGGGTCTGCATCATACAGAGTGTCCCAGTCCGGCTCCTGTTCCGCTGCCTGATTGATGCGCTCCGCCATTGCTGGCAGTAGTTGCGCATATTCAGCACGTTCACGCTGCATCTCTTGATACTCTTGTTCCTGGACCTTTCGGTTTTCAGCGAGTTCTTGAGTTTTTCGCGTGTAGTCCTTCTGCCGAAGAAATCCGCTGCGCAGCTCTTCAATGGTTCTCTCCTCGCCGTCGACCTCTATGGTCGTGGATAAATCGAGGGTTCCATATTCGTCGCCGTCATCGTCATCGTCGTCGTCCAGATCGCTTTCAGACCCCTCAACGGCAGAGTTATCAGCCTGCGCTTCATACTCTTCCTCTTGGTCGTCCGGCATTTCGGCGTCCTCCACTTGCGTGGCGTTGGCCTCAAGCGCATCGTCCGTCGCTACGTTATCCTGTTGGGGCGTAAGCATACTTCTGATTGCATTCTGAGCGCTGTACAGGTCAGTCCCTTGCGGGGTGCTGTTATCTGACATCTCTTATTCCTCTATTATGCTACTTTTGTCTCTTAATTTCAATAGCAGCGTTATCAACCATCCCACGGAGAGACTGGCGAACCAGATCAACCCCCCGAAGCCTCATGTAAACAGCCTCTCGGCCGAATGTGTCACTGGTGCCAGTCGCCTTAAACTGTGCCCAGCAATCCGCTTCGATCTCCTCAAGAAACCGAAGCAAATCTGTGTCAGCGAGCAGGCGCTCCGCCTGCCTGCCGTCCGTTATCGTTTGTTGTTTAGTCTTCACGCGCGGCCTCCGTAATTATGTCTGCCTGCGCCTTCATCACCTCTCGGTTGATCGCCATCTCCGACCTGATCTGAGCGACGTCAAGCTGCGTGCCGTATTTCGCCTTCAGTTCCTCGGCCTTGATGCGGATCTCCGCCTCCAGCTCGTCGCGCTTTCGGTCGTCTTCCATGACCATTTTCTGGCGCCCCAGCTCGAGCTCTGCGGCCTTCTTCTGCATGTCCGCCTGTATCGACTGGATCTGGACCTGCACAAGCTGCTCCTCGATTGTGGGCTCTTTCGGCGGCTCGGGCGGCGGCTGGAATTTTGCCGGGTCGCCCCAAAACTGCGAGGTGTCTTTAAAGCCAGCCAAGGACGTCATTTCCTTGAGCGTGTTGCTCAACTTGGAAATGTCGGTCAACGGGTTCTGCGGACCCATGGTGGCCATCGCCTCTTTTTGCATTTCGCCGATTTGGCGCAGCATCATCATCCGCTCAGTGTCAGATCCACGGCCGAGAGCCACGTTTATTGATACTGACATGTTCGCGTTCCAGACCTTCGGATCCATTTCCACGAAATCGTTATTTAGGCGGATCATCCGCGCCTTATCTTGGTGCGTGGTGATGTTGTACAATACAAGCTCGTACAGGCGCTTAATGCCCGTCTCAGCG